GAGGCATATGAGTTTACGGCAGAGACGAAACATAAAAACTTCCTAGATAAACTTCCACCTGCAGTTCGAGATCAAGTTATCAATTACAGAAAAGAGCAAGCGCAAAACAATGACATACACTGGACATCTTATCGTGACTGTCCGTTCTTTCCTAAGCGCCTTGCTCAAGAGTATATGACTATCAGCGGAACAGGTTGGTATCACAAAATGTTTCAGATTATGGTTGCTATTGCTGGCAATGCAGTCAAATCAGAATATCCCATAACCCCAAAAGAAATTGCTGATTTATGTAGAGAGTTTGACAAAGATACAGGAAATTGGTATGATAATAGACCTCTAGAACTTGAAGCAAACAGCGCAATTGAATTCATTTATAGGAACTAAAATATGTCACTAATGGCTAAACTACAAAAGAACAGTAAACTCAAGCATACTCAGCGCCTTGATAAGTCAGAGTTCTTTACAAACAAAGAAATGGTTAAGACCGACGTCCCAATGCTCAACGTGGCGCTCTCAGGATCCGTTGAGGGTGGTTTGGCGCCAGGTCTTACCGTTTTAGCGGGTCCATCTAAGCATTTCAAAACTTCGTTTGCCTTGAAGATTGCCGCAGCATTCCTAGAGTCTGACCCTGAAGCAGTTATGTTGTTCTATGATTCAGAGTTTGGTTCACCTCAGTCATACTTCGATACGTTTGGTATTGATACTTCTCGTGTTCTTCATGTTCCAATCACTAACGTTGAAGAATTAAAGTTTGACCTGATCGGTCAACTTGATAACATCGAGAATGGTGAAAAAGTTATTGTGGTCATCGATTCAATTGGTAACCTTGCATCTAAGAAAGAACTCGAGGATGCTCTCGATGAGAAGTCAGTTGCTGATATGTCACGAGCTAAGGCACTGAAAGGTTTGTTTCGTATGACCACACCATATCTGACTATGAAGAATGTGCCTCTTCTGGCAGTCAATCACACCTACAAAGAAATTGGTTTGTTTCCCAAGGATATTGTTGGTGGTGGTACTGGAATATATTATTCCGCGGACAACATCTGGATTCTTGGACGCCGACAAAATAAAACTGGTACAGAGGTAACTGGTTATGATTTTATCATCAACGTGGATAAATCAAGGTATGTTAAGGAAAAGAGTAAGATTCCTATTACTGTTTCATGGGACGGTGGCATTGATCAATACAGCGGTTTGCTTGATGTTGCTATGGCCGGTGGGTATGTTGTAAAACCATCAAACGGTTGGTACCAAAAAGTAGGCGTAGAAAAGAAGTATCGAGCATCAGAACTTAACGCTGAATTTTGGGAAGATATTTTTGCCACAACTGATTTCGAAGAATTTATTCAGCAAGTATATATGATCGGTCATAAGTCATCCGTTGAGTTGGATATTGAAAATGAACTTGAATAAAGTATCAGAGGGTATTCATTACAATCTGATTCCTAACGATGATCCTAATAGTCAAGCGTGGTACGTTAGAATAGAAGAAGGCGACTTCGTTGAAACTGTTATACGTTATGGCGCTATCTCTTTCAATGAAGAGCAAGAATGTTTAAATTTCAATTTTGAAATCGTTAGCACGCCTGACTCAGAGTTAAGCACAACTTCTGCTAATCTGCAAGAATATGTTGGTTTGATTCTTGAGGATATACTTGAAAAGGCAATTGCCGAAAACGCTTTAGTTACCGAGGAAAGAACTTGACAATTGAATTAGAAAAAACAATTCTTCGTAACATGTTAACGCAAGAATCTTTTATGAGAAAGGTTCTTCCGTTTATTAAGAAAGAATACTTCGAGGGAGTCTACCGTGAGTTGTTCAATCAGGTAGTGAAGTTTGTACAGAAGTACAATAAACTCCCAACCCAAGAGGCATTAAAGATTGAACTTGATGAGGTTTCAATCAATGCCGAAATGTATACGCACGCTGTTGACATTCTACCTGACATCTTTACGCCGAAGTCAGAAGATTCGGAATGGTTACTCGACACAACTGAGAAATGGTGCCAAGATCGTGCGTTACATAATGCCATTATGGAATCAATTACGATTCTTGATGGTAAGCATCAGAAACTGAGCAAGAATGCCTTGCCCGATCTGTTGCAGAAAGCCCTGGCAGTTTGCTTTGACACAAACATTGGTCATGATTACTTAGTGAATGTTGAAGAGCGATATAACTTTTACCATGAGCAAGAAGAACGCATACCTTTTGACCTTGAACTTTTCAATAGTATTACAAAAGGTGGGTTGCCTAACAAGACCCTTAATATTGCGCTTGCTGGTACTGGCGTAGGTAAGAGTCTCTTCATGTGTCATTGCGCTGCCAGTGCGCTTTCGCAGGGTCGTAATGTTTTATACATAACCCTAGAAATGGCGGAAGAGCGTATCGCTGAGAGGATTGACTCTAACCTGATGAACACGCCGATTGATCAGTTGGAACATATGTCCAAGAGTATGTTCACCGACCGAATCGAAAAGATTGCGGCAAAGACAAACGGCAAGTTGATCATCAAGGAATATCCAACTGGTCAGGCACACGCTAGTCATTTCCGTGCACTGTTGAATGAACTTAAACTCAAGAAGTCTTTCAGACCTGAAGTCATAATTATTGACTACCTAAATATTTGTGCTTCTTCGAGAATGAAAGGAATGGGCGGTGCCATTAATTCCTATTCATACATCAAGGCAATCGCTGAAGAGATTAGAGGTCTCGCTGTTGAGTTTGATGTTCCAATTATATCGGCAACTCAAACAACTCGTTCAGGTTTCTCCAACTCAGATCCCGGACTTGAAGATACTTCAGAGTCATTTGGTTTGCCAGCAACTGCTGATCTTATGTTTGCACTAGTTTCATCTGAGGAACTAAACTCTAAAGGTCAAATTATGGTTAAGCAGTTGAAGAACAGATATAATGATCCCAACGTAAATAAAAGATTTGTTGTTGGTATTGATCGCTCTAAGATGAGATTGTATGACGTTGACAACAGCGAGTCTCAGCAACTCGTTGATGATACGCCTCCGGTATTTGATAATTCTGATGCAGGTAAAAGAGTTTCCGGTGAGAAACTGAGTTCAATTAAAATAAGGTGATAACTATGGATCCATATGCTCAAACTGCTTTCACTGTAGCGTGTATGGTTGTTGCATATACTTGGGGATATCACAGCGGTTTTAAAAGCGCCTGCTTTCAGACAGGTAGTTTTCTTCTAGAGATATTTAAGATGAAAACTGCCACTTACCTAGAGGACGAAATTATCTTCGAGGACCATTATGGAAAAGAACGAAAAGCAACAGAAGCAACATGGTTGGACTAAGTACATTGGCGCTGCGCTTGTAATTGCATGGGTGTGTACGGCATACTACTTAGGCACGTGGATAATGGGATTAAAGGATGAACAAGAACCTCCGCAACCGTCTTTGGAAGAAAGAAAAGTTGAACCGATATCAGTTGTCGTCACAGCAACTGGACCGACAGTTGAAGAACAACATCTTACTGATGAACGTTATTGCTTATCTCTCAATATCTATCATGAGTCTCGGGGTGATTCTTTTGCTGGACAAGCTGCTGTCGCGGACGTTGTGATGAATCGTGTTGAGGATTCGTACTATCCTAACACGGTATGTGAAGTTGTAAAACAAACTGTCTGGGTTGAGAACTGGAAAGGTAACATGGTTCCTAAGCGACACATGTGTCAGTTCTCTTGGTTCTGTGATGGGATTAGTGATGAACCTGGTGATCCTGACGCTTGGTCAGAATCTTACATGATGGCAGAGGAAGTTTTCGACAAAGGTAACTGGCGAGGAATAACTGAGGGAGCGACTCACTATCATTCTTTGCAAGTGAGACCCAAGTGGGTCAAAGATCGTGGTATGGAATACACGGGAACAATCGGACAACATGAGTTTTATAGGTGGGAAAGATGAAGAGCAGAGTTAATTACAAGTTTTATGAAGACAAATTAATTCGGGAGTTACAAGAATATGTCGACAACACATACGACCAACATTATGCGACGGATAAGTACCAGGCTACTGATGTCATTATTGATTCTGGTCACGGTACTGG